CCTTCTAAGTGCAATGCGCTACGCTGCCCTTTCTGTAGAACGGTTTGGAGAGCGTGGTAAAAACAAAACAGTGTACCGTAAGTACAACTTTGACTCCAAGATTCAATATAATTCACCGGGAATTGTCTGATATGCCAAACGATAAACCGTTAAAAATTTTTTCTAAGTCTGGAAAACGTCTAAAAGACGAAGAAAAACGCATGAATGAGATGAATAAAAGCATGGAAGAAGCGGCTAGAGACTATCTCAGTGGTTTTCCTAGAGGCTTTATGCGCGATGTTTCTGGTGTGTTTGATTCGGACGAACGCCTTGTCAACAAAGCTGCTAAGGCAAAATTAAAGGAAGACCGCCGTAAAATTCGCAAACGAATGTATGGTGACTAATGCCAGTTAGAAAGGTCAAAGGTGGGTATCGTTGGGGAAGTAAAGGCAAAGTCTACAAAACTCGCGCAGCCGCAGAACGTCAAGGACGAGCAGCGTATGCCAGCGGATATGGTAAAGAACGCAAAGGCAAAGGGAAGGCGTAAACATGGCAAAGCAAGGTCTCTACGCGAACATCAACAAGCGGAAGCGCAAAGGTATCTCCCGGAGCAAAAAGAATAGCACGATCTCTCCAAGAGCCTACTCGAATATGAAAAAGGGCTTTCCCAAAAAGAAAACGAAGAAGTCCTGAGCATGGCAACTTATCTAGACGATAATGAGATTATCGCTCTTGTTGACACAGAGATCAACGGGAGTTCTACCTATTACGACTCTGAGATTAGCTCTCAGCGTGAAAAATCCATGGAGTACTTCTATGGTGAACCCTTTGGCAACGAAGAGGACGGACGTTCTCAGGTAGTTGTCACAGATGTTCAAGATACCCTCATGTGGATGATGCCGTCCTTGATGCGTATCTTTACAGCCGGTGAAAATGTAGTAGAGTTTGTACCAGAAAGTCCCGACGACGTGGCGGTGGCTGAACAGGCTACCAACTATGTAAACCATGTGTTCTATAAGCAGAACGACGGTTTTATGGTGCTCTACAATATGTTCCTGGACTCGCTGATGCAGAAAGTAGGCATCGTTAAGCACTACTGGGAAGAGATTGAAGATACTACCACCGAAGAATACGAGAATTTGACCCAGTCTGAGTACCAGGCTCTGCTGAACGACGACGAGCTAGAGCTTCAGGAACACACAGAGACAATTGTAGAACGCGCTGCCATTGACCCCATGACCGGGGAGCAGGTAGTTGTCGAGGACGTTTTCCACGACGCTGTATTTAGCCGAACAGTATTTAACGGCAAAGTAACAATTGAAAATGTCCCGCCTGAAGAGTTCCTGATTAACGCAGGTGCTAAGTCTATTAAAGATGCGCGGTTTATCTGTCACCGCTCTCACAAGACCCGTAACGATCTTATCCGCATGGGTTATGACGAAGAGATGGTGTATGATCTCCCAGCTTACTCAGCCGGAGCAGACGACATCACAACGAGCCAAGAGTACATGGCGCGTCACTCGTATGACTCCACCAATACCTACCCGAACCAAGCTGCGGAAGACTCAGAAGTTCGAGTTCAGATTTTTGAATCGTACACTCGCTTGGACATGGAAGAAGACGGGACCAGTGTTCTCCACAAGATTACACACTCGGGAGACATTATTCTAGACTGTGAGCCTATCGACTATATCCCCTTTAGCTCTGTCTGCCCAATCCCGATTCCTCACAAGTTCTTTGGCCTTTCGGTGGCAGAAACTGTAGAAGATATTCAGCTTATTCGTTCTACTCTGACCCGTAACCTGCTGGACAATATGTATCTGGCAAACAACGGTCGGTTCCAGGTTGTCGAAGGACAGGTCAACATTGATGACCTATTGACCAACCGTCCGGGCGGTATTGTCCGTACTCGCGGTCCCAACGCGCTGCAACCGATCCAGACGCCTAGCCTTGAGCCGTATAGTTTCCAGATGCTAGAGTATTGGGAAGGAATCAAGACCGGACGCACCGGTGTTAACCCGCAGACGCAGGGTCTTTCGGCAGACGTTCTGAAGAGCCACGTAACGCAGGGTGCTGTGCAAGGTGCTCTTACAAACGCCCAAGGTCGCCTAGAACTGATTGCGCGGGTGTTTGCAGAGACCGGCGTTCGCAATATGTTCAAGTCGATCTACAACCTTGTTCAGCGTTACGAAGACCGTAAGAAGATTGTACGTATCAACAATACCTATCAAGAAATTGACCCTGCAAGCTGGCGTGAAGACCTTGACGTAGATATTAAGGTTGGTATCGGCTACGGAGACCAGAACAACCGTATGGCTAATCTGGGAACGTTCTCTCAGTTTATTGAGAAGGTGGCTACTCAGACAGAGGGCATTGTTTCTCCTGACAACATCTACAACCTTGTTCGACAGATTGGTAAGGAGATGGGCATCAACAACATCGATGCTCTGGTAACTCCTCCCCCGCCTCCGCGCACTGAACCAAACATGCAAGAGCAAGCTGTCCAAGCACAAAGCCAAGCTCTCATCATGGAAGCTCAGGCTTCTCAGATGCAAGCAGAGGTTAAGGCCAAGGAGCTTGAACTGAAGGCGGCTAAACTTGAACTAGACCGTGTAGAGACGGAATACAACATTGCTATCAAGCAAGAAGAGTTGAAGCTCAAGGGTATCGAACTCGGCTTCGAGATGGCTTCGGGCGAAAACGTAAAGGCATAGGAAATTAAAATGGCATATCAAAACAACATTGCTTCTCGCATCATCTCCAGCGAGAACATTACATCAACAGGAACCAGCGCGCAAAGCGGCTCTGCTCCCTTTGGAGCCACTATTGCTCGAATTGCAACTTCTGCCAATGTTAACATCGTGATTGGCCCTAACCCAACGGCCACTGCAGCAGGTACTCTGATTGAACCTGCAGACGCCTCTTACTTTGTCGTCAAGCCAGCTAGCTCAGTAGGCGGAACAGACGGAGAGAAGATTGCCAGCATTGGTACAGCAACTGTTAATGTAACTTGGTTGGAAGGCTAATGGCTCGTCAAAATGTATTTGCCTACAGGATTAACTCTAACGAGTCTTTGGCAATCACTACCACTTCTGCACAGAGTAGTTCTACTCCGTTTGGCTGTAATGTAGCGCGTATAGCAGCACACGCTACTGGTGGGTCTCCTCTTAATTATATAGAAATTGGTAAAAATCCAACTGCTTTAGCCGATGGAACTTCAATGTATATTCACGAACAGTCAGATTTTTACATAACAGTAACTCCAGAGAGCTCACCTGGTGCTGGGGACGGTGATAAAATTGCTGCTGTCGCTAGTAGTGGCAACTCTAATGTTTATATTACTTGGTTAGAGGGGTAGAAGATGGCAACGAATAAAAAAATTACCCAGCTTGATGAGCTTACGCCTGCTACTTGGGCAGACGACGACGTTATCGCCATTGTAGACATTAGTGCTCAAGAAACTAAAAAAATCCAGCTTTCTACTTTTCGAGGAGCTGTGACAGGCGTATCAAGCCTAAACGCCAGTACACCATTGACAGTAGATTCTGCCACAGGCGATGTTACCATCAGCGTAGCAATCAATGGCGGTGGCACGATCAATGCTGTGTTTGACGAAGACGACATGACGTCTAACAGCCCGACCGCTTTGGCCACGCAGCAGTCTATTAAGGCTTATGTTGATAGCCAGGTTGGCACCGTTGACACTCTTGCAGAAATTCTTTCCAACGGTAATACCAGCGGAGGCACAAACATTGTTGTCTCGTCTGGCGACGTAATTACCACAAATACCGTTAATGAAACGACCGCCGCTTCCGGCGTGACAATCGACGGCGTTCTGGTGAAGGACGGTCAGGTTGATGGCCGCGACGTGTCGGTTGACGGCACGAAGTTGGACACGGTTGAGACCAACGCGGACGTTACCGACACCGCGAACGTGACCGCTGCCGGTGCGCTGATGGACAGTGAGTTGACCAACATCACGGCGGTCAAGGCGCTCAATCAGGGTGTCGCGACGACGGACACGCCGACGTTTGCTGGTCTCATTACGGCTGGCAATGTGGACGGGCGTGATGTGTCTGCTGACGGCGCAAAGCTGGATGGTATCGAGGCGGGTGCGGACGTGACCGACACCGCCAACGTCACTGCCGCTGGCGCGTTGATGGACAGCGAGCTGACGGACATCGCGGCTGTTAAGGCACTCAATCAGGGTGTCGCTACAACGGACAGCCCGTCCTTCGCGGGCCTCACCGCGACTACCGCCGACATCAACGGCGGCACAATCGACGGCACCGTGATCGGCGGCTCCAGCGCGGCAGCGGGTACGTTTACGACGTTTACATCAACCGGCATTGATGACAATGCTACCAGCACGGCTGTCACGATTGATTCCTCGCAGAACGTCGGTATTGGTAATGCGACACCTACGGAAAAACTCCAAATCACCGCCGGGGCTTCTTCAGCCATATTGCTTGGTTACTCAAGCAGCTCTGGGAGTAATGGATACATAATCCGATCAAACAGTAGTGAGGCAGGCTTAGATTTCGGCTTTAACCTCGAATATAACGACGGGACAGCTTTATACACTGTAACTCATAACCTAGGCTCAGGTTTTCATGTATGGTACATGGGTGGCACAGAACGCATGCGAATCAACAGCAGCGGCAATGTCGGTATTGGTACAAGCAGCCCTAATGCAAACTATGCCCAGACTATTGTAGGCAACCTTGCTATTGGGTCTGGTTCAGCAGCCGCGCTGGGAGGCGAAAATTTTATCGTCACCGACGGCACCACGACTGGAAAAATTACGCTTGGTGGCGGACCAACCGTTCAATTTGGATCGAAGTCAAATCATCCTGTTACATTTTTTGTAGCTAATGGTGAGAAGGTCCGCATCGACACCGGCGGCAATGTCGCGGTGGGACGCACGTCCAGTGTTAACGGCGCTAAAGTTACTGTTGAGACTGGTGCGAGTACCCCCGCAGTTTTGGGCTACGGGGATCGAACGTGGCTTAACGCCTACGACCCAAACAGCGGAGGAACCCCTGTTGATCTACGCCTCTGGGCATATGGCAACAGCAACGCCACGAATGACGCCTACGTTGGCACATGGTCGGCACACCCGCTAAAGTTTGCAACCGGAGGCAGCATCAGGGCAACTATCGACACCAGCGGCAATGTCGGTATTGGGATAAACAACCCGTCATATTTGACCCATCTTTACTCTACGTCAGCAGAACCAAAACTTGTCATCGAAGATGCTTCATCTGGTGCAGGTCGTGGCGGCGTGGTAACCGGCACATGGGGCGGAAATGGTATCAGACTAGACAGTCTTAATGCTGCTGGTTGGGTCTATGTCGGCGGCAGTAACACAAGCTATATTCCATTTACGATTGGGACTGAGAAGGCGCGATTCCACAGTAATGGAAATTTTGGTATTGCTACTACGTCTCCAGATTTTTTGTTAGATGTAGCAGGTCGCATAGGCATTTTAGAGGGCACTAACGGTATTGCATTTCATGATGGAGCAGGTAGCGTTTCTGCTGGGGTAAGAGCAGATAGTGGTGACAATCTAGTATTCGCTACAGGATCAAGTGATACAGAACGTATGCGCATCAACAGCGCGGGTAACGTCGGTATTGGGACGACGGGTCCTAGCTCTCTCCTGCATCTAGCATCAACTGGAAACGCAGTCCTGACGCTGGAAGCAGACACAGATAATGTGAGCGAAAGTGACAACGCTCGAATTGAGCTGTCACAGGATGGTGGTGCCACCACGGGGCACATGGGCTATGGAAGCGGCACGAACGGCATTGACATCTGGAACGACTACAGTGACTACGTCCGAATCGGCACTAACAACGTAGAGCGGTTAAGAGTCGTTAATAACGGCGTCGTCCGCCCGGCAACTGACAACGCACAGACGCTTGGAGCCGCTGCAAATCGTTGGTCAGTTGTTTATGCTGGCACCGGCACGATCAATACATCTGACGAGCGGGAGAAACAGCAGATTGCCGATCTCGATGACGCAGAACGTCGCGTTGCCGTGGCGATCAAGGGTCTTGTCAAAAAATACAAATACAACGACGCAGTAGCGTTGAAAGGCGACGACGCGCGCATCCATGTCGGCGTGATTGCACAGGAAGTTATCGCGGCATTTGCGGCAGAAGGTCTTGACGCCACACACTATGCGCTGCTGTGCCACGATACATGGGAAGCAGAGCCGGAAGAAGTCGATAAAAACGGCAACGTAATTAATCCGGGCATCGAAGCTGGTGAGCGTTACGGCATCCGGTACGATGAACTCCTCGCATTTATGATTGCGGCGCTGTGATGACCGAGCAAGAACTTCTCGTAACCTGTTATCGCAGCGGACAAATCAGCGAACGGCAATGGCAGGAACACCTCAAAGAAGACCCAAAGCTGCGTGATGCGTGGCTCTATAAAATCGACCCGGACAACACGGGCTGGAACCCTATAGGATAAAGGAAAAAGAAATGGCAATCACATGGTCAATCGTGCAGCTTGATTACGCTGTATCTCTCGACGGCGAATCTGACGTGGTCAACAATTCTCACTGGCAGTGCATCGACTCCGATGACGCTGGCAATCAAGGCAGGGTCTATGGCTCTGTCGCTATCCCAACGGATGACATTGCAGATTTTATCCCGTATGCCGACATCACTGAGGCAAAGGCTCTTGAGTGGACCAAGGCTGCTCTTGGTGCTGAAGAAGTTGCATCCATTGAGGCAAACGTGGCGGCACAACTTGAGCTGCTTGAAGACCCTGTGGAGGGAAGTGGTACTCCGTGGGCAGCGTAACCCATACCACAAACACATAACTTATAGGAGACGATAATGGGTAAAAATGAAAAGACCCCGGTTATCATCGATGACGTTGAATACCAGTATGAAGACATGACAGACGAGCAGAAAACTCTCGTCAACCACGTAGCTGACCTAGACAGGAAAATGTCTGGTGCTCAGTTTAACCTGGACCAGCTACGGGTTGGTAAGTCCGCTTTTGTAAATATGCTTAGCGAGTCCTTGAAAGACCAATGAAGCTTTTATTTTCTTTATTTCTTGCGCTTTCTATGTTATGCTATAGTAGTAAATTAACTATAGCTCAAGATAACTATCTAGTATGTCTTGATGACGTAGAAAGCGTAAGAGAAACTTTAAAAAACGAAAATAAAAAATTAATTTTTACAGGACTGTCTGTATCTCAAGTTCCATTTGAACTTTGGGCTTCTACCAATAGCTACATTATTTTTTTCTTATCGTATGATGGAAAAATGTGTACCTCTCCTGGCATGACTGGACAGATTATTCAAATCAATAGGAATATATAAGCATGACCGTAGAATCTGCAACATACATTAGTCAGCTTGTTCCGGCTAACCCTTCTTCTAGCGACAACATTAGTGAAGGGGACGATCAGCTTCGCCTGATTAAATCAGTGCTGCAGTCACAGTTTCCCAACATTGGACCAAATGCTGTTAACCTTACTGCGTCGCAGTTTAACAAACTTGGTTTTGAAACCGGGACTGTTTTGATGTACGCC